TTTGTGCCATGACCTGCTCTCTTACACATATCACGATAAGTGAAGTGTAAGTAATAAGGTCTGTCTGCAAGCTCTCTATTTTGTAGCGGGTCATCAGACCAACCTAAGTTAGGCCATACCATTTTAACTACCTGCGTATGAAGGTCACTACTTTCACATGCATTTATATATCCCTCATCACCTGCAACATAAGCTGTCACTCTGGATTCAGCTTGTTCTAAATCTGCATAGAACATAACCTTCCCTTCATCTGGAATAAATATAGAACGTAATTCTTTTGTAACGTTTTGTAAATTAGTTCCTGTTCGCCACGGACTTGTTGAAGATGACCAACGTCCTGTCTCTGTGCCTGCTACATTATAAGAACATCTAATCCTACCATCTTCATCACGTTTAGAATCTAGAACAGAAAGCTGTTTAGTTATATCACGCAAAGCTAGAATAGTTTTACTAAAAGGTTTAGCTCTTGGATAAAATTCTCCTAACTGTTCAAGCGCCGCTCTGTCTGTGGATATCTTTGACTTGCCCCCTTTGTAAGACACAACAGGTGGCAATCCTAAATCACTATAGAGAATTTGTTTTAACTGAATAGGACTGTTATGATTTAAATCTTTTCCATTCACTGCTTGCGCAAATAAATTTAACATACGTTCTAATTTCAAACGTCTTTCTTTTAAAACTTTTTTCTTTTCTTTTACTTTATCTTCATCAACACGTAACCCACGTAGCATCATAGCCATTGCAGGTTGCAAACTATCTAATTCAAATAAGTAAGTTTGCTTTGTATAAGGGTCAAACTCTGGATAAATTTTATTCCATATCTCATACGTCAACGCACAATCTAAAGCACAATACACCCACTCTGTTTGCTCATTAGATAAATCTGTTTTAGCTATCTCAGTGTTCTTTACTATCCTCACTTAACTCTCCTGCTATTGCTGAGTATCCTACCATATCTATATATGTATCAGAACTCGGGTTACCAAACTTTGCTCTTGCCACTTTTAATAATAACATAAGAATAGAAACATCATGCGCTGATATAGGTTGGTCTAAATAAGCTGACCATAAACGTGCAATGTTTTCATGGTTTTGTTTTTTATTTCCATACTCATGTTCTCTCTTACCGTTTAATAATTTTAAAGCGGTCTTTAAATTTTCTTCTATTTTTATTCCCATGTTTCCTCCTTATTAGTTTATTCAATTCCTTTCTTGTTCGCACTGGGTCCAAGTCTGCCAGGTCACACACTAAATTAAAATCTTCCTGGTCATTTTCAAACCACTCTACCACACTCAAGTGTGCTTTCTTATCTTCCTTTCCGTTGCCATCATATATTAAATCCTGCAACACTTGGTCTAAGACTGCTCGCCATAGACGTATGTAAGACTCTACCTCAAGCCACTTCTCATCATAAGACTTGGCGGTAAAAAAATTTGGTCGCTTCACTATTCATCAGCTTTTGTGCTCTTTGAGAACTTGGCTAATGTTTTCCATGCACCTTCGTTAGTGTATATGGAGCCTAAGAAAGCTAAACCTTTTTCCATTTCAGGTTGCAACGAATGGTGGGCATGCATAGTGTCATGAATTAATCCTTTAACTATTACATTATTCTTAAATGCCAACCAAGACACATCATATGTTTGATTCTGCGCTACCTTAACGGTCTGTTCATCTTCCAGTATTTCTTTAACCCATGTCCAAGCTTTGTTCTCTTCTTCGGTTGACGACCAGTAACTTTTAAAGTGTGGGTCAGGCATCCAGAATGGAACGACAATGGCATGTTTTAAAGAGGGGGCAAATCCAATACACCTAGTCTGCCCTTCTGCTGTTTCTATATCGAATGATAAGGGATTGAGGTCATCACATTTGTCTATATATTTTTCTTTGAATGTATATAAGTCTTCGATGGTTGGTTCAATCCATAACTCACGTTCGATGTAATTAATATTTGGTGTATCTGATTCACGTTTTGCTTTTTTAAAATCAGAAAACACGTGTGCTCGGAAGTCATAGTTCTTCATAACGGTGTATGAAGGATAGGAAGTTATCACTTTAAATTCTCTATTTAAATGTGGAGAACTTGAAGGGATGATAGCACCACGATATATCTTAACTTTGTCAAATCCTGTGAGTGCCCACAATGAAACTCCCCCCATAGCTATTATGACATTGGGGTTTGTTTCATTGAGTTCATTGTATAAACGTTGTAAGTCTTGCTCCATCTCCTGTTTGAGGTATCCATAGGTGGTAATGGGATAAGTCGAACGCCACTTACTCTCTTTACACAAAGCCTTATATTCCGAACGTTTGTTGAAAAAATTTTGAGGGTTGTCTTGTGCAGGCTTTAATTGAAACACGTGGGTGAGCATACAATCTTCGACTTGTATCCCTGCCATACGGCATATCTTACTAATAATAAAATCGCCTGCAAGTATTTTATTTAAACGCACCTCATTAGCTGAAGGAAAATCCATAACAATAGCAATCTTCGCTCCAGCTTTTAATTGAGAGGGAACACGTTTCTTTACCGCATACTCACCCATTGGCATACTATCCTTTCTTCAATATTCTAGATACTGAAGCTTGAAGTATGTCTTTGTTACGTCCAACCATTTCGTGTTTAACAATACCACTAAACGATTGTCCGATTGATTGTTCAAGCATTTCTCCGAACGAAGCACCTGTCATACCAAGTGACTTTGTTAAGAAAGCTTTCAGCGAAATCACAGGGTTACCCTGTCTAAGTGCTTTTTTGGTTGCCCAAAATTCCAACCGAGTGCCATCGCAATTCTCTAAATCTGCATCAGTAATATCAGATTCAAGAACAGCTTGTGCTTTACAGTTGAGACGCACAATTTCGTTTTGGTTTTCGCCAACTTTGTCCGTACGATAGGACGTAATAACAAAGTCATAACTACCTTCTGGTAAAGTTATGGACTCTGGTATGTCCTCTGGATTCATTGACAAAAAGTCAGTAACATCAGTCATTATTTGCCTCCTGTCTTGATGTTAGTTACATTATCATTACCCTTTGCGGATAATTTTCGTTGAGCATTTTTCTGTATAGCTTCAAACAATTTCGCTAAATCTAATTCCGTGTTCGGCTCTATTAATTTCGGAGCCGTCACTTTCAAATCCATGCGATGGTCTGAAACTGTGCGTAAAGTTCGCTCAACACCTTTACTAGAACTTCTAGTATCTATTCTGCATACACAATTAAAATACCTACCTAACTTCGTAGATAATTTTGAACCGACACTAGTTGGATATGCTTTTGACACACCCAAATCTCCTTCCATGTATTGCATATGTGTTGTGACTACCACATTACACGGAACCTCTGCACCTGTGATGTATTGGATAATATGTTGCACATCACGAGCCGCAGTTCCCCATTCTGGTTGACTAGCTTGGTCGGTTGGCTTCTTGTTATTAAATACAAGTGCCCCCCTTAAAGCTGCTTCACCCATTAAGGTTAAACTATCTATCACGAGAACATCTTTCGATGTCCACTTGCTCACAGGTCCAAAGTCTTCTTGCTCATCTTTCCAATTAGAGATGAGGTTGACACCTTTACGAAAGGAATCTGCCCTTCCGATAGGGTCCTTCAGTGTGACATAACTAACTCTGTTAATCGCGTCAGCGCTTAGAAATTCTGGAAGAATTGCCAACCCATCATCATAATCTAAGATACGTAAATTGTATCCTGCATTTGCCAATGCAGACAATGAGGCTGTCTTACCAGAACCACTATCACCTACCAACAATAACTTGGTTACGTCAGTTGATTTATGATTTTTAATACTTGCCATATTTTTCTCCTGTATTTTTATAATACTATCACAAATAAAATAATTGTCAATAATTATTTTTTCTTTCTGCGCACTTTTAATCCTAATCGTATGCGCCTACGATTCCTTCTCTTACGAGAACCTACTTTTCTTCTGCCCTTATGCTTCTTTCTTTTTAATACTGCTCTACTCATCCAATGCTTTTTCTAAATTGTTCACAGCATTGCGTATGTATACTTTAAGTTTTTCTTTCTCATCAAATCTTTTCTTTTCTTTCAATATCATTTTCTTAAAAGCCCTACGAACATAGAGGTCTGACATTTCA